CAAGGTCTCGGGCGGCGGAACCACGACCAACACGTTCCGTTCGATCACCGACGCCAAGGACCGCGTGACCAGCACCGTGGACGCAAACGGCAACCGCACGGCGGTGACCAACGATGGCGCTTAATCACTTCTCCATCTGGCATTTCAAGACGAGCTACTTCACGACGTGGACCGGCCAGGCAGGGGCAGTGATTTCGACCGTCATTGACTGGCTGACACCGGCCCGTCGCAGGGGCCGCAGGTGACTTTTACGCCGTTCTAGGCTATTATCCGCGCTTCGGATCAGAGGCAAAATCATGACCCCGCTCGCGCTCGAAATGCTGTTGTGGTTCCACACCCACGAGGGTGACGGTGCTGTCCATCCAAGTCAGGCGAGCGAGGCGGCCGAAGAGATCGTGCAAGGCTTCCTTGACGAGGGGATAGTCGGTCTCGGCCGTGGCTACAAAGCCAACGAGCCGCCGAAGTTCGCGCTCACGGAGCGAGGCAAGGCGTGGCTCGATCTGATCCTCAGCATAGCACCACCGGTAGCGCAGTGGGTAAATGCTGAGGGGCAGTTCCCCGGGAAGCTTCACCTAGAGGCGGGTGCTATTCGAGCCGCCGAACCTGCATGGATCGCGTCTCAAGAGGCAACGCTGCCCGACGGCTTCACCCCCGTTGCCTCCGTCCCCCAGCGTGGCAAGCTGCCTCCCGGCCTCAACCACGACACCCACGTCCAAGTCATCTACCGCGACGGCAGGTTCAACAAGGCAGCTGGCACTGGGAGGCGCGTCGAAGTCGGCGAAGCATCGCTGTTTAATTGGAAACACGCCGGTCCCGGCATGACGATCGTCAACATCAACGGCAAGGGTGAATCCCGGCAGGGCGTGATCGGCAACCCCGACGACGACATCATCGGCTATCGCCTCGTTGCCCCGCCCGAAAACAAGATGGCAATGCCCAAGGCGGTGGGATGATGATCGGCCCTGCGATTAAGCCGGGCGTACCGCCAACCACGGTTTGTCGGTCCAAGATGACGCCCGCCCGAGCAAACGACTTTCTGCTTAACATTGAGCGTGCCGACCGCCATGCGCGCGAACGGGGTCGCTTCAAAGTCAGCGACGTCGATCAGGATCTGCTTCGTGAGGCGCTAAGCCTGACGCCGAGGGAAATTCCCGGCACAGACCGAGTGGTGTGGCACGCGCATCTCACGGCCATCGGACTTCCGTCTTGGTACAAGAGCGCATCATGACCAGTCGCATGATCAAGCTCACGATGGCCGGAAGCGACGCAAAGCCAATCTGGCTCAACGCCGACGACATCTCTGCCGTCACCAAGTCCATGAACGTCAAAGGTGATGCTGTCGTGGTCATGACTTGCGGCACCCGATACGACGTAACTGAGACCGCAAAGAACGTGGTCGATGCATTGGCGGCGCTGCCGTGAGGATCGTTCCGTTTGCGCTCGCCGTAAATGCGCCCTTCGCGCGTCGCCCAGCCCTGACGCCTGATGAGGCAGAGGCTCTTCGGATACCAGTTGGACACACTCTCATCGTAGACGACGACGCTGATGAGGCAGCGACATTGGCTCTGGCCCGCAAGCGTATCCGCGCCAAGGCCTCCTGAATGCCCAAGCTCCCCCCGAAGCACGAGCTATTCGCCCAAGGCCTCGCAAAGGGTCTCACGGCTGATCAGGCCTATCAGGACGCCGGCTACTCCGCCAACCGCGGCAATGCGTCGACGTTAAAACAGAAGCAAAGCATTCAAGATCGGGTCGCCGAGCTATTGGAAAAGGCCCGAAACGTCGAGGATCAGGCCACTTCCATTGCCATCGAGAAGCTGGCGATCACCAAGGAGAGGGTGCTGGCCGAGCTCGCGAAGATCGGTTTCAGCGATATCCGTAAAGCAATTAAATGGAACGGGCACCTCGTCCGCGAAGAGGACAACAACGAGGGCGGCGATGTGCTGCTGATCAAGGAGACGCGCACCAATCTGGTGTCCCTGATCGATAGCGACGAGCTCGACGACGACACGGCGGCCGCGATTGCTGAGGTGAGCCAGAACGCCAGCGGCGGCGTGAAGATCAAGATGTACGACAAGCGCGCAACGCTCGTTGACCTCGGCAAGCACCTCGGGATGTTCAAGGACGACGCCGGCAAGAGCGGCGACATCCACATTCACTTCGACGCCAGCGACCGAGAGCTGCTCTGACCTATCGCCATACCCATGACCAGAAGCTGGCGCGCGGGCTGCTTGGATCGGATGCCCGGCACATCCTGCTGAAGGGCGGTGCCCGCTCCGGCAAGACGGTGATCTTCGTCGAGAGCGTGGTCAAGCGCGGCATTGCAGCCCCGGAAAGCCGCCACCTCATCACCCGGTTCCGGGCCAACGCGCTCAACTCGATCACCGGACCCACGGGGACACTGAACTTCGTGCTCGGCAATGCGCCGGGTATTCCCATCGAGGTTCGGGAGCGCAGCCGGTATATGGCGGTCGATGGCGTGCTGCTGCTGCCCAACAAGTCCGAGATATGGTTCGGGGGCCTCGATGATCCGCGGCGCGTCGACAAGATTTTGGGCTGGGAATTTGCCACGATCTATTCCAACGAGGCGTCGCAGATCCCGTGGCTGAGCTACACCACCGCCATGACGCGCCTTGCCCAGGTGGCCAAGCTGGCTGAGGAATTCCAGACAGAGGGCCAGCCGACGACGCTGCGGCAAAAGGGCTATATCGACTGCAACCCGCCGCCTGAAAGCCACTGGATCAATCGGCTGTTCGAGAAGCATCAGGACCCCGACACCAAGCGCATCCTGGCCGACCCGGGCAACTATGTGTCGATGCTGATGAACCCCGAGGGCAACAAGGAAAACCTCGACCCGAAATACCTTGAAAGCCTCCGCAACCTGCCGGAGCGCCAGCGCAAGCGCTTCTACCTCGGCCAGTACGGCGATGCCGGCGAGGCGGCGCTGTGGACCTCGGAAATCCTCGACACTATGCGGGTGCTGGACTCGTCGACCGTGCCGCCGTTCGTTCGCGTGCTGATCATTGTCGACCCAAGCGGCGCCGACGATATCGAGGACGCGACCGCGGATGAGATCGGTATCGGCGTCATTGGGCTTGGCACTGACGGCGTGGCGTATTTCATCGAAGACCTGACCATGAAGGGATCTCCCGGCGAATGGTCCAAGGTGGCCACCGATGCATACGATCGGCACAGCGCTGATGCCATCGTGGGGGAGAGCAATTTCGGTGGCGCCATGGTTAAGGCCGTGATCCAGGCAGCAAAGCCCGATCGTGAGGTGACGGCAACACGCGGCAAACACTTGCGGGCTGAGCCGGTGTCGGCACTGAGCGAGCAGGGCAAGGTCAAGCTCGTCGGCCGCTTCGCCAACCTCGAGGACGAGATGTTGGCAATGACCACGGCGGGCTATACCGGATCGAAGTCGCCCAATCGGCTCGACGTGCTGGTGTGGGGTGTCATCTCCCTGTTCCCCAAGATCATCAGCCAGGCCAAAGCCGAGAACGATCAGGGCTATGTCGGCGGGCAGCGCATTCCGCATCCTGCGATCACTGGCCGGGCGCCACAGGTCAACACCTCGCACAATCGATGGAAGAGGACGGGACGATGAGCGAACGACCAGACCTCAAGATTGTCGAGCTTCACGACGGCAGGCCGCTGCTCAACGATATTCCCGGCCGTCTGCGTGCACTCGCTGATCAGATCGAAAAGGGTGAAGAATTTGGCGAAGTCGATTTTGCGTTCATCATCCTCGATGCGGAGCGGCCGGTTCCGGTGTGCGTCGGCTTCGGTGATCTGCCGACTGACCGCTATATCCTCGGTCTGCTCGACACGGCGCACGAATGGTTTCTGCGGCAGGTATTCGATGCAGATGACAATTTGCCCGAAAGCGGCTAATACTCAATTGCGACAGAGGCAGCCTGCGCATTCGACACTCACAGGCTGGAGTCTCTGATCATGGGTGGATGGGGTAGTTCAACTCCCGCAGCACCAGCGCCTGTCGCCGCAGCCGCACCAATCGCAACAGCGGCGCCCGGCCTGACCGGTGTCAATGCACCCGGCTACGGCCTCAGCAAAGAGTTCACCGCCGACAATGCGGTTCGCATGCCCGTGGCGTCCGATAGCTCGCTGCTCGCAGCGGCAAAGATCAGGCGCGACATGATGGCCCGATCCGGCCGCGATAGTACCCGCCTCGTTGGAACACAGGTTTACGGCAACACGTTCCTCGGCAGCGTGGGCTAAGCATGGCCAAAGCGCCGGGCGGCATCAAGCCTCGCTCCTACTCCGACAACACCGGCAAGGAACTATGCCGGATCAGCGGCCAGCTGTTCACCAAGAAGCTGCCGTGGGATCGTCTGTGTCAGGAACTGGCCGAGAACTTCTACCCGATGCGCGCCGACTTCACGCGGCCACTTGTGCTCGGCGAGGACTTCGCGCTCGACCTGATGGACAGCTATCCCGTGCAGGCCAACGGGCAGCTGGCGGATGCGATCGACGCCATGCTGCGTCAGGGCGACAAATGGTTCTCCGCCTCAACCGGCGATGCCGAGTTCGACAAGAAGCCCGTCGTGGCGCAGGCCTTGGCTCGCACCTCATCGATGATCAACAACGGCATTCTCCGGGATCCCCGCACTCGGGTGCAAACCGCGCTTAAGGAAATGGACCGCGACTGGGTGACGTTCGGCTGCAACGTGGGCAGCTGGGAAGAATCCATCGATCGCATCCATGCGGTGCTCAAGGCGCA